GAGGAGTCGCTATGCGTCTCCCCGGCCCGTTGTTACTTCAGGACTTCCTTACGAAGCGTCCTCCTCCCACTCGACCTCGTAGGAGAGCTTCTCGCCATTGGTCAGCGCTCCGCCGCCGAGGTTCAGCACGATGCAGTCGGCCGCACCGCGCAGAACGAGCGCCTTGTCGCCGCGCGTCGCAAACTCGAAGACGATCGGCTGCGCCGCAGTAGCGGGCGCGGTGAGCGTCAGGTCGCGAGCGAAGAGCACGCTGCTCGCCGGGTTGGCGGCGGCGGGCGTGCCCAGCGCGGTGAAGTGCCGAACGACGGCGGTGGCCGCCGCGTCGCCCGTGTCGAACGCAGCGACGACCGGAGTGACGGCCGTGCCGTCGGCAATGCTCGCCGCTCGGCGAATGACCTGGAGGGGCCACTGCTTCGCGGTCGTGGCGACGCCCGACACGACGATGCGCTTGATGCGGACGGTCTTGGTAGCCGAGCCCTTAATCTCCACCACGTCGCTCGGAGTCGCCGGGAGGGTGAAGCTGTTGGCGCCCGTGGCGTACGTGCCCTTGATGCGCAGCGCGTCATCCTCGACCACCTTCGGGACGAGGTACGAGCTGTTGTTGGGATCGGTGAGCTTGCTGAGCGTCTTCGAGGTAGCGGTTGCGTCCTTGACGACGAGGGAAGAAACAGCGCCGGTAGCCATTGTGTTGCTCCTTTGAAAGTTGTACTGCGTTTGGTTAGGGGTTGGACTACATCACACCGACAGCGGAGAGCGCCGAGCGGTCCAGCTGGCTGAAGTCCAGCACAGCCCGCTGCGCCTCGTTCGCGAAGTCCAGCTGGGTCAGGATGACCGCATCGGCATCCGCCACCGAGCCGTCCGAAGTCCAGACGCGAGCATCCACGCTGAACTTCGCCTCCGCCGCATTCACGCCCGTTGCCGGGCTCGACGCGAACGGAATGACCTTCGCCTTCAGAGTCAAGCTTCCCCCGGCCGGAACCGTCATCACGTTCCCGACCACGGGCTTGAGCTCGCCCTTCGCCACGGACACGCTCCCGTCCGTCAAGCTGTAGGGGGAGACGAAGAGCTCAGCCAACGTCACCGTGACGTCCGCCCCGCCGCTGTTCGCAACGGTAGCGGTCGCCTCGGTGGGCTGACCTGCCTGGACTCCCTCCGGGCTGACGGCGAGCGTACAAGTGATCGCCATCTGTCTTCTCCTTCCTTACTTCGCGGTGGAGTTGCTGAACTGGAGGTGGAACAAACCCACCTCCGCATTCGCCGGGTCGGTCGCGACGGTACCCGCCGGGTTGGCGAACTGGACGGTGACCGCGTGCGTGCTGCCCGCGCTCTGGTCATCCGTGATCTGCATCTGGGGAGCGGCCGGGAACGAGCCCGCTGCCAAGACGAAGGTCGCGTCCGCCGCCAGCACCTTCTGGTACTTGTCGTCCAGCGTGAAGACGAACACGCCTTGAGCCGACCGCGCCACCGACTTGATGCCCTTCCCCGAATACGACGTGGGGTTTCCGGCACCCGAGAAGGTGACTTTGGCGTACAGATCCACCACGTCCTTTTCGAGGCTGTAGCGGAACTGCGAGAAAAGCCTGCTTGCCATCTGAGCGTTCCTTTCTTGAAGAACAGGACCGGGGAGGTGATACCTCCCCGGTCCCGCTCAGGTTGACGTTACGCGGCGAGCGTGACGTTGGCGTTCCAGCCCGGAGCGTTGTTGGAGGGGTTCGCGTAGTAGCCAACCCTCACTTCCCCAGCATCCGCGTCCGAGACGCGCAGCATCTCCAGGCCGTCCCCGTACTTCAGGATCTGGGGCGCCTCGCCCAAGGACTCCAGGCACCAAGTGTTCATCTGGAGCAGGAAGCCCCGGCCACCCGGGCAGTTCCGGTCCCCGAACACGCGGATCGGACCCTTGTTGCCGTTGATCCGGATGCCCTGGAAGGCGATGTCGGCCGGACCCTTGAGCTCCACGTACTGCACCTTGGCGCCCAACTCCTTCTCCAGCGCCGCGTACCCCGCGAAGGAGTTGACGGCGATGTCCGTCTTCCCACCTTCACGAGCCACGAGCGAAGAAGCGTCGATGTACGCCTCCGCGATGCTCTGCGAACTCCCGTCGTAGCGGATGCCCGCGAGACGAACCGGGTCAGCCGACCGATTCACCCCGTAGAAGTTGTCCGCCCCGCCCGGAGCCGTGGTGGGCAGCCACGCGAGCAGACCGCTGATCTTCGCGTTGCTGTCGCCCTTCTGGAGCAGGAAGTAGTTCGCGCTCCAGCCGCTCGGAGTCGCAGCGGTCCCACCAGGAGTGTCGCTGACCGTCAGGGTTCCCGCCGCACGATTCACGGCGATGACGTAGCCGAGCGCCGCCACCGGAGTCGCACCATCGGTAGCCGAGCACTGGAGCGTCATGTTCACCTCGAACTGCGTCACGCTGGAGGGATCGTCCAGAGTGATGACGCCCGAAGTGATACCGCCCGTGGCGATCTTGCCGATGGAGCCCGTGCCGCTCCGGAAGAGGGCGGACGCCAGCGACAGGGTGATGCTCCTGAACGCCGCATCGATGACCGTCTTCGCGCCCTCCAGGAAGGCCATCTTGTCGGTCTTCGAGGCGAGCATGGTCTGGTTGTCGATGGTGGCGATGCTGTAGTCGCTCTTCCGGGTGAGGAGGAACGAACGGATGTCAGCGGCGGTCTGGTACGTCCGCGCATCGGCGAACGTGGCCGACCGACCCTGCGACGCCCCGATGATGATCGGGATGGGCTTGTACTTGCCGCCGAAGTCCGTGTTCTTCTTGATGAGGGCGAGGAACGGATTGTCCTCGTACACCATGTTGTTGACTGCCTGGCCGTCGTACAGCTCCTTCAGGGCCGCGTTCATCGCGGTCATGTCCATGTACGCCATTGTGTTGCTCCTTCTTGGTAGGGGTTGGGAAACGGCGCGGCTCGACTAAGCCTTGCCTCCACTTTCGAGGGCTCTCAGCGCCCGTGCCATCCGGTCCTTCTCACTTCGTGCCGCCGCGTCGCTGCTGTACGCGGGGGTGCTGGGCGTGAGCTCGCCCGTCATCGTGCGTGGCTGCGCAGGCTCAGCCTTTCGCTGTCCTTCCGAGTCCTTCTTTGCCGACATCCTCGCTAGAAGCTTCTTGGTCGCTGTCGCCTTCTCGGCGGTATCGAGGAGGTGAGCCTCCACGACATCCGCCGCTTCCTTCATCGTCAGAATCTTGCCGGTCCGAGCGTGGTACTGCTCGATGGTGTTGTAAACCAGTTCGTGCTCGCCCCAGAGGTTGATGAGCTCGTACTCCTCACCCTTCCCCTTGATGAACTCTCCGAGGTCTTCCTTGAACTCGTTGATCGTCGCCGCGTAGGACTCCCGCCGAGCGACCTCTGCCGCCTCCTCAGCCTCCCGGCGCTCCGCCGCTGCCGCCTCTTCGCGCTCCCGGATCTCCGCCCGGATACTCTCCAGCTCCTCGCGAACCTCCTTCACCTCCAAGGAGGGGGTCGGGCGCTTGTCGTTGAGGACGAACTGCGTCACGTCGTCATACGTCAGCCCGTGCTTCTCCATGAAGGCGAGGGGATCGCGCTTCGCCTCCGCCTTCGCCTTATCGATTTCTGCGACCTGCGCTCTCAGCTTCTCGTACTCCGCTTGCTGCGCCTTGAGCTCCCGGCGCTGAGCCTGGATGCGCGCCTCCTCGCGAGCGACTTGCCTGAAACGGTTCGTTGCATCGGCTAGCTCCGCCCGCTTCTCTTCGGGCGTCTTCTCGGGCTCCGGGGCTGGTGTAGGGGCTGCGGAAGGCGTCTTCGGAGCCTTCGTAGGCTCCGAAGCGGGCGTAACGGGGACGACGGGGGTGGCTGGGACTTCATTCGACATGACCTTCTCCTAGCTAGGGTTGCAGTGTTTGCTGCGGTACGTTAGACACCAACGGCGAGGTTGGCGGTGCTTCGGGTGAAGCGGTCGGAGTCCCGCCCGGAGGAGGGGGCGGGGGAGGATTCGCGGCGGCCATCTTCGTCTTGACGTCCTCCACGAAGACGCGGAGCATATCCAGGCGCTCCTCTTCGAGCCCCTGGAGCTTCCCTCGCTGGTAGTATTCGAGCCCGAGCTCAAGCGCCAGCTGGAGGTCGTCGTAAGGCTCGGGGGTGTACGCCTCGCCCTTGTCGACCATCTTATCCAGCTTGTCCATGAGGAAGTCTTCCGCCGCGCTCTGGAGACCCTCGACAGCTTCGAGGTCGGGGAACTCCAAGAGCCGCTTCCCTTGGCGCTGAGTCAACCAGCCCGCCTGCACCATCTCCGTCACGGTCTGCATCCGACCCGCTGGCTCGTGCGGGAGAGAGGAGACGGGGAAGGCCTGCATCACATACTGGTCCTCCTCCAGGTCCACGTCCTCCCACTTGACCCGCGTGACGTAGCGGTTGCCGGGCGCGCTGACTTCTAGGTCCCCACCGTTCTCCTTCGCGATATCGCGAGCGACCGCGATGGAGAGGCGCGCGAGGTCCAGGTGGAACTCCTCGTACGCCTGGCCAATGGTCATGAAGCGGTCGGACTCGATGTCGTTGTACTCGCGAAGCGCCTTCCCGGAGTTGAGCCCGGCAGGCTTTTTGGACACCGCGCTGAGCATTGAGATGCCGGCAATCTCGAAGGCTCGCTGGATGAGGTTCGCAAGGTGCTGGTAGATTTCGACGGGGACGACGGGCGGAACGACGTACTGCGGAGGACTCCCGCTGTACTTGATGACCGCTCCGATGTCGTTATTGAGATGCTCGGTGACGATCTTCGATCCCTTATCCATCAGGATCTTGAACGACCCGGCCAGGTGGTAGGACCGCTGGAGGACCCACAGCAGCTTGTTGATTTCGAGCTGGATGCTCTGAATCTCCTCCGCGAGCCCCTGGCTCCAGAAGCCCCAGAGGCGGGGGCACCAGCGGAAGCGGGCGAAGGGGAAATAGGGCTTGTCCCACGACTCGTCCAAGAGGACCGTGTCGTGGATGGTGATGACGTGGCGGCCGTCCTTCGCGTCTGGTCCCGAAGGGAGGTGCCAAGACTCGCGGACGGTCACGAGGTCCGACGTGCTCTGCTGCCAGGTGGGCGTGCTTTGGTTGGCGAGCGAAGCCCGGAAGATGTCCGCCTTCTTGCTCTTGAAGCTCGCCGCGAGGACTCGCCGGTCCACGTTGCGTACCTGGTGCATCTGACGAGGCTCGCCATAGAAGGCTTCGAGCTCATCGACCCAGAGCTCAGTAGCCATGACGCGCTCGTGCTTGACGCGCCCGTTCTTCTCAAAGACCTTGACGATGCCGTCTCCGAGGATCGCTGCGTCCCGGAAGATGACCGGTCCCAGTCTCCGCGTCCGGTTCTCATAGAAGAGTCCGTCGCAGTACTGGTTGAGCTTCCGCGCCTTCCGCTGAGCCCGGTAGTCTCCGCCGCTCGTCAGGAACATCGGACGCGGCTTGTTCTTTGCCATCTTCGCCGTGACGGTGTCCGCCGCGCTCTGGACGACGTTGTACGTGAGGCGCTCGCGGGAGGCGGGCTGGATGGCGGAGGTAGGCGACTGAGACAGGCCCATGAGGCCCATCAGGGAGACGTTCCCATACAGCCGCGCGCTCGTTTGAAGCTGAGTGAGGCGCGCCGACTGCGCTGACTCGATCTGACGGAGTGTCCAGGTGACGGCTCCGGGGATCTCCTCGGAGTTCCGGTCCTTGTCCCACCACCGTCCCGCTGCGGCGACGGCGGAGTACACCGGACCCTTCTCACTGAAGTTCCTATAGTCGATGTTCGCGAGCGCCACGAAGACCTCCGAAAGAAAAGCCCCGGGAGCGGAGGACGCTCCCGGGGCTACGTGCCGAGCGGGGAGGGGAGGACCGACGCTCGACGCGGTTTAAGTTGTAGGCGCTCGCTCCGGGTAGCGCTCCCTCGCGCTCTCCGGCATCAAGGCCCAATCGCCGCAGCTGTAGCACATCACGTGACCCGTCTGATCTAGGCCCTGCTCTCCCCCGCAAGCTACGCAGGGCGGCGGGCGAGCGTCCTTCGGCGGAGGTCCGAGCGGGGAGGAGGCAAACAGAAGCTCCTCCTGCGTCGGCTCACCTCCGGGGATGGGGAGGTCGGGGACGCCCTCCTGCTCGAGCCTCGGGGGCTCGGGAGCCCGAGCGAAGCGCGTAGGCTCCTCCCCGAGCACGACCTCAGTCCCGTCCAGGAACTTGACGCGCTCTGCCCCGACCTTCCGCATGGTCTGCGCTCGAAGCTCCAAGGTCGCGCACTCAATACGGTCCTGGTGGTTCAGGTTCGCGTACGCCTGCTGAAGCTTCTTGAAGTCAGCGCGGAGCGACTCTAGGTTGCTCTTCAGCACGTCGCGCTCGCGCTTCACCTCCGCGAGCAGCTTCCGGAGGTCCGCCGCTGACTGCGTCTTCGCCTTCATCCGAGCACCCACGCCCAAAGCTTCTGGTACCAAGGTCTTCGAGCTTCGATGAGCTTATCCATGAGCGCAGGGATCATCGCAGCAACGTCTTCTACCCGCTTCTCCAACTGCGCGTACGCAGCGACGACCATCTTGAGCTCCGCCGCGATAGCGTTCTCCACGCCCTGCTCCTTCATCTGCTGTTCGAGTTGAGCGACACGCCGCTTCAACCCCTCGCCTCCGAGCAGCGCTGCCTTCGCGCGCTGTATCCGGTTCTCTTCGTCCTTCGCCAACCAGAGCTTCCGAGCCCGCTCCAAGCGCTCCGCCTCCTTGGGCGGGTGACGCTCGTGAAGGGGTCGTTCGTCGGGGTCAGGTAGCTCGACGGGCGCGATAGGAAGATCGTACGCCTCCGGGAAGTTCGCACTGCGCTTGTACCCGTTCATCGCGCACACTCCGTACAAGCCTCGCCCACGGGGACGAGATGGCCGCACGGGCGGAACGTGTACTTGGTCCGTCCCGGTCGGGGCGTGCTCTTTCGCTCGATTGCGAAGTTCTCCCGGAACGCTCTGGACGTCTTCGTCCTGATCTCGCTCCACGAGTGGTCCCACGTCTCCTTCCAGCCAGGTTCGCAGCCTTCCATGTCGCGTGTTGCCATCGCTATGCCTCCTTGCTTCGCTAGTCAGACCCACTGCTCGTCTTCCTTCGACTGCCTCCACCGCTCCTCAGCAGCAGCCTCCAGCTCGTTCGCTATCTCCTGCGCTCGCGCTTGCGTCCCCTCTTCGGCGGGCGTCACGGGCTTCTCGGAGAGGTACGAGTAGCAGTGTCTCCACCCGTACAACGCGCCGTCCGTCGCGTGGTTCTCGCACCCGGGGTGCTCCTGCTTCTTTGAGCTCTTCGGGTCCCAGATGAGGTTCTGCCACTCGTCAATGAGCGCTTGGCACGTCGCCGGGTTGACCTTGACCACCCCGCTGATCAGGTCCGCGTTCATGAGCTCAATGAAGTCCACCTTCTCCTTCTTCTCGGCGGGGAGGAAAGGAAGCTCGTGCCGCACGTTGAGCTCTGCGACCGCCTGCTTGTTCGAGCCGTCGATGACCAGAGCCTCGAAGTCGTACTGACCTTGAAGCTCCTTCGTCCACTTCGCGACCGCCGTGATGTCGAGGCCCTTGCGCTTCTCTGAGAAGAGGATATACAGCGTCCGGTCGTGGTCGTGCCACGCGAGGACGGTCATGCTAGTGTCGTCCGTGAACCCGAGGTCCGTGGCGAGCACGTAGTGCCAAGAGCCGCTGCCGCTCTTGTACTTGGGGAGCACATCGTACGTGTTCCGGCCCGCCACGAACTTGTAGACCAGCTTCGTGTCGTCCACAACCCAGCGCCCGAGATAGTTCTGCTGATAGCTCGGAGTCTCCTCGATGCGCGGATTCTTCTGCTTGAGGAGCGTTATCTGCTCGAGCCACTGCTCTCGGATGTGCGGATTTTGTAGCGCACCCCACCGATGGAAGCTCCAACCCTTACGCTCCCAGACCCCCGGCGACATCGGGTCCTGGTCCTTCGTCAGGTCGAAGAAGATGCCCTGCTTATAG